TTATTATATAGTTGTAATTTATATTGTAAATCATCATCTTCCCATCCACCTCTTCCATAATTTACATCCAACATCCCTATTTTATAAAATAAATCCTTTTTAATTAAAGGACCAAAAAAAGGACATACTTTATTTTTATAATATTTATATAATTTATTATGTTGTAAATATTTCGCTTTCATTTTTAAATCATTTATATCATCAAATATTAAAAATTGTTTTACTTCATTTCCACAATTATTTGTTGTTGGTGATATTACTCCCGCATTATCATCTTTTAAATATGGTTTTATTAATGGATATAACCAATCACTCATACAATATGTGTCATTATTTAATAATACTAAATATTCACCTGAAGAATATAAAGCTCCAATATTCATACCCTTTGCAAATCCATAATTTTCTTTATTATTGATTATCTTAACTTTATTACTTTTTTTATATTTTTTTAATTTTTCTTTCGTATTATCACTTGAATTATTATTTACAATTATCAATTCATAATTTTTGTAATTTGTATTCTCAAAAATACTATTGATACACTGTTCTGTTAAATCCCAATTATTATAACATAACAATACTATTGATATTAATGGAACTGTATCAATTACAATTCTTTCAAAATTATCTGCTCTTTCATCCCAACTATTATTTCTTGCAAATTCAATTCTCTTTTCATTCATCTCACCATTTTCATTTAATGCAATCTTAATATTTTCTATAAAATTATCATATGTTTTTGAAACATAATATAATTCATTATTTTTTAATGTTAAAACATCTGGCATTTCTGTCATAACTACTGGAATACCCATACTCATCATTTCATACAATTTTACCGGATTACAACACTCTATCAAAGGATTTATACAAAATGGTATTAAACCTACCGACACATATTTTAAATAAAAACATAACTCTTTATATGGTATTTCACCTAATAATTTTACATTTTTATATTTATTTAATCTTTTTATTCGATTTGTTCTTTCAATATCATTACAATATACAAATCCAATTATATATATTATATAATCCGTAAATTCTTCTACTACTCTTTCCATTAAATCTATATCAAACCAATCCGAAACAGCTCCATAATAACATATAACCTTTTTATTCTTTTTTATTAATTCAATATTATTAAAATATTCAAAATCACAACCATTTCTTATTAATTCATAATTTTTAACATCTAATTTTTCACCTAATATAGGACTTGACATTATTAATTTATCACAATTATTCAATAACTTTTTTTCACAATTTATAATTACCTCTGAAATATTACCAAAACCATCATGATAATCAATACAATCATATATTATTGCTGTGTTATTTATATACTTTAATAATTGATACCAAAATGGATTTGCAATATATGAAATAAAAAAGTTAAAATTATACTTTTTTTTTAAATCATTAATTGACTTAATTAATTTATTAATATTCTCTTTATTTAATTTACTTGTATAAATACTCACATCATCATTACAATTTAAATTTATTTCTATTAAATTTTCATTAATGTTATTTTCTAAAAACTCTTCATTAAATCTTGTTCTGACATAAAAAACTTTATAACCTCTTTCAGCCATAATTCTACACATATGTTGATTTCTTTGTATTCTAAAATAATAATCAATCATTGAAAAAAATATAATTACAGGTTTTTTATAACTATTAATTATTTCTTTATTTAACACATTATTATTTATATTTGAAAAATATTCTAAATTTAAATCATAAATATTATTATTTTTTATACTTTTAGTATATTTCTGCAATTCCATTGGTATTGTTTTTTTAATATTTTCTTCATATTTATTAATATCAATTTCATATAATTCATAATCATCTTTATTTTCTGAAATTGAATTATAATAAATTGAATATTTTATTATTTTATCATTCATTAATAATAAAATAATTTCTAAAAAAAAATATATATTTTTAACACAATATTTTTTTAATTTTTACCCAAGAATTTCCATCTCCAAAAGGACACTCTTTATTTATTTCATAATTATTCATAAAATTATCTACATAATTCTCTAATTTATCTATATCATCACATAACACACCATAATTTTCTAACACTTCTGGTCTCTCTGTTGTTTTTCTGCAAATAACCATTTTCTTTTTTAAAAAACTACACTCCTCTTGAATTCCACCACTATCTGTTATAATAAATCTACATTCTTTTATTAAATCTATCAAATTATTATGACTTACTGGTTTTATCACATTTACTTTTTTTAATATATTTCTATGCTTTAATACATTAGGATTTGGATGTATCGGTAATATAAATTCTATTTCACTGTATTTATTAGCTATTTTTTCTAATTCTTTAAACCATAAATCCATTGCATTATGATTATCTCTTCTATGAAGTGTTATTAATATTTTATTTCCATACTTTATATTATCCCTATTAATATTATCTAAACCCGTATTACCCACAACATAAATATTATCTTTTATATTCTCCTTGATCAAATTCATTTTATTTAATTCCGTCGGACATAAATGAATATCCGATATTCTACTTATTAAACATCTATTCATTTCTTCTGGATATGGATCTAATTTATTATAACTTCTTAATCCAGCCTCTAAATGAATTACTTTTATATTATTATTAAATGCTGATAAAGCTATACTTAAAGCACTTGTTGTATCTCCTTGAACTAATACATAATCAATATTATTAAAAATATTATCTTTACATAATATATTTGAAATAATATTATTTAATCTATTGTCAGTTTTTTCATTTATATCAATAATATAATCTGTTTTTATATTTGATAATAAATCTTTATGTTGTTTAATATAACAAGATTTTATATTGTCTAAATTTTCCATTAATGATTTAACTTTTATATATTCAGGTCTTGTTCCAAAACATATTAATATTTTCATATAATTAAGATAATATTTATTTTAACATAAAAATACTTATTATAAAAAAATATTAATTTAATATTTATATTTATTATGAAAAATACATCAATGTATATTATAATTATACTTTCACTAATAATATTATTTTTTAATCACACTAATATTGAATATTTTAATAACAATTCTTTTGATTTCACTGAAGGAAAAATTATTAAAATAAATAATAATAATTTCAATAGTTTTATTTATAAAATTGATAATATCAAAAATAACAAACAATTTTATCAAATTCTTAAATCCAATATTGGTGATACTAATGAAGATAATTTAATTTATGAATATTATGTTGGATTATACATCAATAAATTTGTTAATAAATTTCCTTGTTTTATTAAAACATATAACATCTTTCAATATAAAAATAAAAATATTTGGGAAATATTTAAAAATAGTTATGATTTAGAAAGTAATATTCTTAATACCTCATTTAATAATATTAATAATATTAATGACTTAACTTGTAATAATTATATTGCTATTCTATTAGAATATGTTAATAATTATATTCCATTAAAATATAAATTATTAGATTCTCATTTTATTAAAAATGAATTACTCTTCATTTTATTCCAAATATTCTTTCCATTATACACTTTAAATAATACATTTTCACACAATGATATTAATTATAATAATATTCTTTTGCAAAAAGCACCAGATGACAAATACATAAATTTTCATTATATTTTGAATAATAATTTTGAAATAAATTTTAAATCACAATACACAGTTAAAATCATTGATTATGGAAACACATATTTTTATGAAAATGAATATAATAATACTTTGAAATTATATGAACTTTTTTGTTCTAAAACAAAATGTGATAATGATTGTTATAAATATTCAACTACACATTATTATAAAAAACACATAATTGAAAATTATCTAATTGAAGATATTGTTTTATATTGTAATGAACAATTTTTCAACAATAAAAATATCATTTTTTTAAAAACAATAACCGAACATAATATTAATAATATATATAATACATTATTACTTAAATTACAAAAAACAACCATTTCAAAACATAAAACATTTCAAGATATATATATTTATCAAAATGGCAATGATATGAAATATATTTAATAATTATAACAAATACTCATTTCTTAATTTTATTTGGTCCATTATACTTTTATCTTCAATATTATCCATTTTTTCAATATATTTATTTTTATTATTACATAAACAATAAATATAAAATATATCACTTATTTTACTTTCTAATCTTATACTAAAATTATATTCATTTATAATACATAACTTTTTAATATTCTTCTTAATATCATTGTCCAAATATTTATATCTGTCCATTTTTAATCTTTCATTTATCTTATTTAATAATTCTAAACTTATCTTCATTTTTATCTTATTTTTTTCAAATATATCATTATAACGATATGATAAAAAATTATAATCTATCTCTTTAAATAATTTATTACTTATTATTAAAAAACAACTTCTTAACCAATACTCAAAATTATTTTTATCAATATTATACTTTTTTCCAAAACTATCTACATTACCCACACATATTTCATTCTCTAATACATGTCTAATTGTTTCTAAATTTATAAAATTTAAATAATTTGTTGGAGAATTAAATAAAGCATCAGTTATTAAAATACTAATATCATAATTATTAATTATTTCAAATTTTTTTAAATATTCCAAACATTTTTGTATCCCTGTAAATTCATATATATTGTTATTACCCTTAAATATTTTACATATATCTTTATATTCAATTAATTCATCTTTTACATTTTCATTATTATTTATTAAATAAATATCAAAATCATTTTCATCCATAATTTTAATAAAAAATTTGTAAATATTTCTAACAACATTGTGATTGTTATAACAATTTAATAATATTACTATTTTCATTATTAAATAAATATTTAAATATCTTTAAATTTATTAACTATTAAAATATCATTATCTGAAATTATATTTCCATACATTTTATAACAAGTCTTATAATTTCCAATATAATCCACATCCTTATACTCTTCATCAAATAATATTATTGATTTTTTTATATTATCATTATAATAATCTTTTTTTATTATTAAACAATTATTTAATTTTATTACATCTTCAAATGTTAATCTTTTAATCCTACAATTTTTATAAAAAACAGTATATGTTTCCATCATATTTATTATTTAATATATTAAATAAATTTAATTTTCAATTTTTTATATGATTTTAATAATTCAACTCATCTAAACTCCATTTAATATTATCTATTTTATTTTTATTATCATTTTTATAATTCTTTAATTTTTTAACATCATCTTCTATTGATATTATTTTGTTATTTATATTATTATCATTAACTACACTTTTATTTATCATATTTTTTCCATTGTAAATAGCAGTATTTATAATATTTAATATTGAATTATATAACCCTTTAAATTGAATTTTTCCTTCATCATCTACTAACGAAAAACAACTTCTTAAATATAATAAATCTATAGCATTATCACTTGTATTTTTCCACATTTCATTAACTAATTTAATTTCTTCTTCATCATTTTTATCAATATCTAAAATTTGAATTATACAATTCCTCATTACTTGACGCATTACCCTTTTTTTATCTCCATCTATCCATTTATTTCCATCATAATATTTTATTTTATTTCTATTCATATCAGTTATATATAATAAATGATTTTCAGGTTTATCTTCATTAACATAATATGTTTTTATAAATTCTTCAACTACTAATTCATAAATATTCAAATTACTTTTTAAATATTTTATTCTATCTTCCTTTGATATTTTTATTTTATCATATACATTTATATTTTTCATCTCCTTTTCCTCTTTAATTGATTTTTTTAATACTTTTACATCCTTACTAATCTTCTTATTTTTACTTTTTAATATCTCTATCTCTTTTTTAAGTTCTTCAATCTTATCATTTTGTTCTTTATTTATATCATTTATTTTTTCTATTTTATTATTTTGTTCTTCAATTTTATCACTTAATTCTTCAATTTTATCATCTTGTAAGTTATTTTTATTTTCAATTTCTTTAATTCTATTATTTAATTTTTTAAGTTCTTTATGGTTATTTTTTCTTTCTTGTTTAAGTTCATATTCATTATACACTTTACAATTTTTTAAATGTATTGACATTTTTGTTTTTTTTGATAATTCTTTATTACAATGAGAACATTTATTACTTTCAATAACCTTATCACAAGGAATTTTTTTATTTAAATGATAGTTTAAAGCGACTTTTTGTTTAAATTGTTTATTACATTTATTGCAAGTAAATTTATTATCCATTGATATGTATATATATATTTTATAAAATTTATTAACATTTAAATAACTAAAAATTAATTTTCTATTTTCAACACAAATTTTATAAAAATGGTTTCTTTTTTTTTGAGAAACCATTTTTATAAAATTTATTAACATTTAAATAACTAAAAATTAATTTTCTATTTTCAACACAAATTTTATAAAAATGGTTTCTTTTTTTTTGAGAAACCATTTTTATGAAATTTGTTAATATTTAAATA